CGTCTAAAGTTGTTGAACCATTATAGTCATTTCCTCTCATCATCACACCCATAGGGTTTGAATAGACAGTATGATTTGGTGTGTCCAAAAAACTCACTGCGTAATTTCCATTTTCCATTTTATTTTTTCCTCCATTTTTATTTAGTTAGTTTGAATTTTAAGGAGTTATCTCTCCGTTTGCAAAAAAACAATTTAATTATTTTGCCTTATCAAATCAAATTAAGCATCTCGACTTTAGCAGCCTTTAGCTCTGGTTTATTATCTGATAATGTGCTTTTGAAAACTGGTTGTTCTTTTAGTGATTTCAATTCTAATGCTTGAGCTTCAACTTTATTTGATAGGTCAGCAACTATTGCTTTCATTTCCAATTCAGCTTTCGTTTCAACTTCAGCTTTTGGTTCCTCAACAACTTCTGGAGTTGCCTTTGGTTCTTCAACTGGAGCTTTCTTTTCTTCTTCAACAATTTCAGCTTTTGTTTCTTCAACAACTTCTTCAACTGGTGTTTCAGATATAATTTCTTCTTCTCCCATACTTTTTTCCTCCATTAATTTAGTTATGAGTGATTTGCTAACTAAAACTTTTTCTTCTTTAGTATCTTCAATTGCTTTCATCATTACAGATTTCATAGAATGGCCTGTCATTACTGCGCCTTCATTTACTGGACTTCCGGTTAGTGCTACATTCAATAATTTTAAATCCTCGATAACTTGAACAGTAGTGTTTCCAATAGTTTTCTTCATAATCTTTAATGGCTTAAATGCAATACTGAACGCAGTCACGAATCCCCCTTTGATACTGCCCCATAATGCTTTATACTTTGGAGAAAATGAATTTAAAACTGCTTTTATCCAAAGTCCTCTTTCATCAACCTTAGCTTCAATTATCTTTCCTACTGGTAAAATTGTGTTATCATCTCTGAATGCTTCGTGTTCATAATCTAAAGTAATTGTCTTAGTCATAATTTGCTCTAGCATAGATTTCATAGCAGCTGGAGTAATCAAATCATTGTATAAATCTATTTCTGGAACTGAAATATATCCAGTAACATAAGATTTTTGGTCACCTTTTAAGTCTATAGAATATGTAAGTTTGTCCGTACAGAATTGGTATTCATATTGATTAGACATCTCACTTTTTAATTGAGCAACTGTTTCCATAATGGGCTTAACAATAAATACATTATAAAACCATCGAATATTATTTAATTCTTCTAATTCTTAGAACAGTTCTACAATGAATGTGAAACGGCGGATTTAATGCTCTTACTGTAACATTTTTATCTTTCACTATAAAATTCTTATCTAAATCAATGGCCTGTTCCGGAGTTCCATATTTACCCATCGCGCTAGTCTTAGATGAATGTCCACTTGGAGTTGCACAAAATCCACTGCTTACTCCTTCTTGATATGGTACTACATCTAACCATTTCTTTAATTTTAATCCGGATTCGGATGCTTGTTCAGCTGCTTCTAATCGTCCAGTGTTATTGGCTCGATTCGTTTCAGTTCTTATTACAGCCTTTAATCTATTCAAAACATTCTTATCATCTTTGAATACTCTTTTGATTCGGCTAATTATTTGCTTTTTGTTTTCTTTATTTAATAATCCTCTTTGAAGTTCTTGCCTTAATCTATCTCCTACTGAATCAACGTGTTCTTGCATATTCTGTTCTACATAATTATAGAGTGCTTCTAATTGTCTTGTTTGATTTACCGGCGCAATATTAACTTCCGGCTGGATTTCTTTATCGACTTCTTCCATACCTTTATTATATTCAGATTTCAATAAATCTTGGATTTTTCCTCTAAATAAATCTATAGAGAATAATTCTTTTGTTTGAGTTGTGAGTATCTCAATTAAACCTTTTAATTCCAATTCAATTAGTGTATTTGAATTCGTCATCAGAAAGATTCTCCAATCGTTTAACTATTTCATCACCTAATGAATTAATGTGATTATCAATTTCACTTAATGGATTAATAGCTTTTTCCTCAATTTTAACATCCTTTTTGGGTTTTTTCTCCTCGACAGAAGGCTTCTCATCAACATTATCATCTTTCTTAGGAGATTGTTCATCTTCATTTATTACAGGAATTGGGTTTCCATCTTTATCTAATCCTTGAGAAAATAAATCCTGTTGTTCTTCTTTTTGCTTATTTTTAGATTCTTCCAATTCATCTAAATTAATACCTCTTTCTTTTGCAACCATTTCTGGAGTTTTTAATCCCATATCTATTTCTGTTTTGAATTTAGCCAATTCTTTAATATCCTCGTCTATATCGTACATATCAAAAGTAAATTCTAATGGTACATCTCCGAACTTTGGTAACTCTCCAACAATACTCATACCACTTTCATCTTTAGACGGCTTCGCAAAGAACTCCGGCATTATTTGAGTATTAATATGATAAGCAATTACATCTAATAAAGGTTTAATCGCCTTACGCTTAAATGTCTTAATTTGTTCTTCGCCTACTGCTCGGTTAGATGTTTCTGTGAATCCCATCTCATCAGCATTTACTCCGAACGCCATCCACAAAATCTTTGTAAACCATTGTTGTTGTGCTAAAATATCCATCTCTTGCGCGTTTAATTGAAATGGCGTAAACTTAACTTCACTACTAGAAATTGGGAATTTAAAAAACTTCTTTCTGGCCTTTCCAAATTTATCTGTAAATTTAAAATTATTTTCAAAGTTTTCTCTAAATTGTTTTATCTGTGGTAGTTCTGCCCCCAATAATTGAATCGCACCACTAGGCATATTGTTATTTGTATAGTAATCTAAATTGAAATCAATCCCATAAATTAAATTAAGGATTGTATTCATTAAAACCTCTATTGCGCTTCTGCCATAAATAGAATCTCCTCTAGGATTCTGCATAATATAACAAATTTCTCTCTTTCCAAAAGGTACAGGCATACTTCCTGCTGTCCATCCGTATTGAAAATAAGCTGCATCTTCTTTGTAAAGTAATGAGTATTGTTTCATTATCTGTTGCTGTGTCGTTGTTGGAGTTCCGCCAACATCCATAGCTACTCCGGAGAATCCGTCTGGAAGTGGCGCTACAAAATCTCGTCTATCTCCTATATATCCATAAATATCTGGATTCTTTAAAAATAGACTTCCATCTCTAGCAAATAATTGTTTAAATTCTCCATCTCTATTGAACACTTTAATTAGTACTCCAGAATCAACTTCACAAATATCAGTAATTATTTGCCTTAGTAAATGATTAAAAGATTCTTCGTTACCATTTGGATTATTAAAGAATCTAGTTACTCGTTTAATATCATCTGTATAATCTTTTGCTTCTCCTTCGGTATCTTCTGCTCCATCTGTTCCGTCTGTATTTTCTTTCTTTTTTAATCCATCTTCTATAGCAAATTCTTCTTTTGTTTTAATTTCCCAATTGATGCTTGTTGCTTCATCGCATAATGTTTTAATAACTGAGAATACATAAGGATTCTTTGCTAGCTCTTTCAACTGAGGAGTATTAACTCGTCTAGGCATACCAAAAGGCGGTTTATATAGAAAGTTTGGGATATAGGCTTTGAATATTCCATCGTCTTTAGCCTCTCCGGTTAATGAATCTTGTCCTGGAAGGTCCGTACTACCAAATCCAGTATTATCCGAATCTCTGCCTTTAAACCAATTCTTGAATCCCATATTATGAAGCTGTGATGTGAACTAAGGGTTAGCAATTCCCTAGTACAATAAATAAAAAAAATAAATATATAAAACCATCTATTCGAGAGCTTTTTTAACGCCAGACAAATCTTTGTTAATTTTATCAAGTTCTTTCTGCATAAATTCTTTTTGAGTAATTAATCTTTGTTTTTCTGCTACTTTGCCTATGTGGTCGTTTAGTACTAGCATCTTTTGTTTGAATACTTTAGTACCTTTTCCGATTTGCTCTTGAACTGCTTTCACAATAGTTGGGTCAATATCGGCTATATCTTTTAACCCTTCCAATCTTTTGTCAATCTCAACTATTTGTCCGTCTGCAACTTCTTTTTGGCTAATAATAAAATTCTTTAAGAATTCTGTATTTGTAATCTTTTGAACAGTTGTTTGTGTGTAAGTCCCAATAATTTCTTTTCCAGCTTCATTCTCTTTATTAGGTAAGATTAATTCATCTTCATCCTTTACAGTAACTATCAAAAATTCTCCTTCTTTCTTGAATGTTTTTTTATTTACCATTTTTTCCTCCTGTTTTATTTAGTTGATAATTATGTTGATATTCCTTATCTCTTTTTATTTCTTCTGGTGATAATCTATATGTTCCCATTATGCTACGTCCTCGACATTATTGTCGTCTTTAGATTCATGTTGGCTTATTTTCTGGATGAACAATTATCTTAGTCTTTTCAAATTGTTTCTTCAAATCATCATAAGAATCATTTTTATATCCAATAAAACAAGCTAATGTATTCATAATTACTTGTTGATTTTCTAATATTAATATTTCATTATTCATCTTTTTAATTCTCCTTTTAATTTACCATTCTTATCATT